CTCTGTGTATGCTGGTTTTAACGTCCCACCCGTTAAGAGATGAATAATCTTCAAAGTCAGAATAAAGCTGTTCCACTAGTGCTGTAGTAGGAACAATGATTAATCCTTTAGAACACTTGTAGTCCAGAAGCTGACGTATGATCAGGTAGATGATTAATGACTTACCTGATGCTGTAGGTGAGAGTAATAATGTTCTTTTGTTCCTAATTGCATGAACGAATGCTTCTTTTTGATAGTCACGAACTGATATATCTTTATTCATAGACTGTACGGTCAAAGAAGAGATGAATTTATCAGCTAAAGCTAAAGGGTAATTCTCAAGTAGATCAGGTCGAGGATCACCATACTCAAGTTTAATTGATCTCTCTTCACAGAAAGTCTCAATGTAAGAGAGTAGTCCGTGTGTAATTACGTTTGATCTTGAATCAAAAAGACGTATCTTACCATCCCATTGCCTTTTACGAAAAGCTGGAGTGAATTGATGACCTGGTACAGTAAAGGTGAAGTAATCAGAAAGTTCTCGTGCTATATCTTTTTCACATAGTACTTTCACATACGCTTCATTCTTTCTGATTACTGTGAGTTTAGTTTCCACCGATGAACTTTTCCCAAGAAATATAGTCTCTCAATTGAAACGTTCTACTGTTCAATTCTTTTATGATTGATTCACACAGAAAGACAGTCTCTTCTACCATCATTTTTCTCTTTAACAATTTGATCAATTCTTCATCAGAATCTATGTACTTATCTACACCATTTTTAGTCCTAAGACTTAGAAGAAATGGCTCCCATCCATACTGATTCAGTTCTTCTTGCGAAAGTGATCCATTATAATATTCTTCTTTAATTCTACGTAGTTTAGAATATTCAAAGTTAATGTTTTTGACTGATAGTTTATTTTTTATTAGTAGTTTAACGTATTTGTTATGTAGTACTGGTATCTTTAGTAGTTCTTTGCCTGGTTCAGTTGGATTAATTATACTGTCCTCATCCCACGATTTCATTACATTTTCAAGTTCACTCATTATATCTCCAAATGTTATAATACCTCTATGTCAAAATAATCGTATCTAAATGTTGCTGTTGCTACAATGTGATCTTCTGCTGATTGCTTTGTATCGAATTGTAGATCAGAAAGTGATGTAGGAAAGATTCTATCAAACTTAACTCTAATCTTTGGATTGTTTAGTCCTGATAGAATAGTAAGGATTGCATTAGTTCTGTTGTATGTTATCTCGCGTGCTTGCATCTCAGTAGTAATGCCTCGTATCCAATTATGTATGCGAATCCAAGATGAAAGATCTTCGTTTACTAAAAATGTCATTTCAAACGGCGAATATGTCATCTTAGTGCCAGGTGCATACAGATCTAGATTAGGAGTGAAATGAACTACTTCACCCATTTGTACACCAGGAACACTCACTGATTGGCAAAAATATACAGCATCATTGATCTCAGGAAATGAAAGAATATACTTAGTTGGTTGAACTAAATTAGTATTCTTTGGTTTCTCGGAATATGATGGACTGTTGATATCTTGTAGAGAATTCATATGGAAGAAACTCCTTTTATTCTCTATTTATAAAATGAAAAAGGACCCGAAGGTCCTTCGTGCGTAAGCACTTAAATCTCACTCTTCGCCTTCTTCCTCTTCTTCTTCCTCGTCTAGATCTGCCGAAGCGATATAGACTTCAACGCTATCGTAGAGTGCCAACTCTTCAGCCAATGTCTTGATTTGTGCAACCAATTCCATTGCAGCGTCAATATTATCGCCTTCATCCAAAGCCACGCCAACTGTTAAACCATTTACTTCTAATTGAACTAACATTTTGATCTCCTTAATAAAAGTGTAACAAGACTAAAGAACAAAAAAAGAGGAGCATTTCTGCTCCTCTTTAAAGTGCCACTCTATGTTGGCTCCCTCAAAATTACATCAAGTTCTGAACGCGGAAGATACGATAGTATGTATTGCGCTTAGCATACAACTGACCGTAATCAACGTTCGTACCGCCTGCAAATGGGTTTGCAACCATGCCGTAACGAGTCTTAAATCCAATCTTTGGTTGGAATGTAAACTGGTCAACTGCACGAACCATTTGTAGAGGAACGTATGGGCAATAGAACAAGCCAGCATCATAAGGCGACGAACCTTTGTAACCGACTGTGACTAGTTCCTGGTTGCTTGTGTAACCACCGAAGTATGGATCGATGTACACTTTGATGCGACCATGGAGTAAGCCAGCAAATGTATTGCCTGTGTCATCAACTTGTAGATCTGCGGAAAGTGCAGGTGTGTACTGTAGAACACCAGCCATTGCCATTGCAGAAGCAACGTCAGACGAAACGATCATGACGTTACCTTTACCGCGACGAGTCTCTTTAGCAATAACGTTTGCATCACGTTCGATTTGGAAGATCAAGCCTTTGAAACGCTCAACCGACCAACGACCGTTAGAGTCTGTGTCTAGGTCAAATGTACCAGCAGATGTTGTACCAAACTGTGCGCCTGGTTTAGCAACTGTGTAGATTGTACGAATAACTTCGCGGTTGATCTCAGCAAGGATCTCTGTCGAAAGAATATTCGATAGTTCTGTCTCAGCGTCAAGACCATGAATTGCTTTCAAGTCTTGTGCGAGTTCTAACGAGTACTCAGCCTTTAGAGCACGAGTCTGTGCAGTAACAGTAACTTTCTCAATTGAGAATGCCATCTGGCCGAACTGTGTGTTTGCTGTACCGTTGTCTGAACCAAGATATTCACCAGTAGCGGTAGACATACCGATACCAGATGTGAATGCGTTAGCAGTCAACGAAGCAACTGGGTTAACGCTTGTATCTGAAACGGTGTTGTTTGCGAAACCAAAACGGTTGTTTTCCGAACCAGTACCAGAGAACTGAGTATTAGCCTCGTTGTAGAACGCTTCGGTACCAGCTTGACCCGAGTAACGAGCGCGCATTGCGAAGATAAGACCAGTAGGACCTGTCATTGGCTGAACGCCAGCAACATCATAAGCGATTAGATTAGGTAGAGCACGGCGAACCAAGCTGATTAGGATTGGATCGAAGTTAGAAATACCTGCGCCTGTTGCGTTAACTGGACCTGGTGACGAGATTGTCTCGTTTAGCATGCCCATATTAGCACGGTCAGAAGCCATAGCCTGCGACTGATTCTCAAGAACCATTGCAGTAACAGCCTTCTTGTATGGATCCTTAATTGATTCTAGATCAGGATGCTCTAGAATAGGACTCCATTTTTGTTTAAGTTCTTCTGATAAGTACATTTAATTACTCCTAAGTTTTGAGTCTGTCTTATTTATTTAATAACAGATTTAGAGATTGTTTTAGCGACAGCATCGATTAATGGGTCATATGAAACGCGATCTGCTTTCACTTCCTCAACATCGATACCTTCTTCTAGTGCAGATCTTTCGCCAAACTTAACACTAGAAGTACCTGTGTATGCTTCTTTAAGTGTCACTAGTTTTTCAGCGAACTCTTCCTCAGTAGTAAACTCAACACTCTCTGCGAGCGATTTTAGTTTTTCTGTCTGAGTCTGCGTGAGGCCTTCGCAAACTGTTTGTAGTGCCTCTAATTTCTTGTGTTCATTAATTTCTTTCTTGAACTGAATAGAACGATGCATTTCTTCATTGAGTTTCTCCTCAAGTTCTTCAACTTTAGCAGCTAACTCGTCAACAACATCAACTTTCTCTTCTGGAATATCGATATAGTGTTCTGCGAATAGATTACGCATTCCACCGATGAAGTCTTCAACGATTTCTGTACGTAGACCAGATTCGATTGCAAGTTCATTCTCTTTCATCCACTCCTCAACCATGTAGTTGAGATAGTCATCAATCTTTGTAGTGAAGTCTTCTTTGAGATGTTCGATTGCATCTGCAAACTGTTCTTGGAGTTCGACTTGAAGTTCTTCTGCAATTTCAGTAACTCTAGAGTTAACTGCTGCTTCGAAGATTGTGGTTGCTTTCGAGACAAACTCTTCAGAAAGATCTTCGCCCTGTAGAAGTGCGTCGATATCTTCTTTCATGTCTTTCTTCTTCATCATCTTCTTCATCATTTTCTTGTCTTGTGCAGCGTCTTCATGACCTTCTTCAGACTTCATCATCTTCTTCATCATTTTCTTGTCTTGTGCAGCGTCTTCATGACCTTCTTCAGATTCTTTCTCGCCTTCTTCTAGAACGTCATCTTCTTCAAGATCTTCTTCTTCATATTCTTCTTCTTCGACTGCTTCGCCGTAAGATTGGAAATTAGCGCCAGCATTCTTAGCAAATTTCTGTGGAGCTAAAGGAGAAGCTTTGCCAGAAGAGCGTGCTTTATAATCTGCATCGCCAATTGCTTTCTGATCATTCTCATCATCAGCAACTAGATCAGCACGACCTTTTGCTTGTTGATTTAGATCACCAGATAAACGCTTCATTGGTTCAGAACCAACTGGAGGTGTTGCACCTGGAGGTGTTGCTGTTGGTGCACCTTTGTATGCGCTTGGGCCCATATCGTTAGTCTTAGCGACACGAGTGCCAATATCGCCAACTTCTTTGGTGCCATATGCCACGTCACCCGATAGTTTGCTTGAACCGCTGTCACGTTGCGAACGCTTTGAGTTGACAGAAGCAGCAAGAATTTCAGCAGCGGCTTCAGACAAATTGTATTTTTTAACCATTTTGAAAAACTCCTTGGTTTTGTATATTGTTATTTATAAGATTAAAGTTTTCTGAGAAAGTTTTCAAAGATGTGTAAACTAACTCTTTCAATATCTTTTCTGGAAGCTTTAACAATTTCTTGTTTTGCTTCTTCAAGATGTACTTCAGTCCAAACATTATTTACTAACATCCATTCTTTACCTTCCATAATTCCTTGTACAAATGCACCAGGAGCTGAAGGGTCTGCTACAATATCTGCCGCTGTGGCAAGATGAAAGTCTGGTTGAACGACATTGACACCGTTCTTATTAACTAGAGAACCCATGCCTCGTGAAGAGACACCGAGTTGTGCGCCACCGTCAATCAGATTTTTTGCAATATTGCCCATTGGTGTTTCGAGAATCTTTGCACGACCTACCCAATGTTGCCCGTTATCATGTAAATGTGTAATCAGATGTGAAACACGTTCAAGATTAATTGTTGGTGTTTCTGGATGACCTAGTTCACCGAATGCTCTATTCTTATTAACATAATCTTCCATGTACCGATTGACTTCTTTATGTAAGACGTTCTTTTCATAAAGTCTACCGTTGCGATTCTTTTGATCGTAAACGAGAAATGGTCCCTCAATGAACATAGTCTTCTTACCATCTTTCTCTTCGATGAGATAAGAGACTGATTCAACGAGTTCTTTAATTAGTTTCATAACCCTATATTCCTTCTTTTTCTTAGTGATACCTTTCTTTTTCTAAGAATCTGACTCATCTTTGTCCGACGTTTAATCTTTGCTTTTCTTGCTGCCATTCTTCTATTTCTACGTTCAGTTGTAGACATTCGAACAATACTACCGCCTCGTAATGTATAACCCTTAACGGCAGATAGTTTCTTCCTACGTTGTACTTTGCCACCACGAACACGAAGTTTAATTAGTTTTGCTCTACCAATCTTTTGAATATTATGAAGAGAATCCTCATCCAATGTTTCTTCATAATCACCATAAATTTCATCAACTAATCTTTCTTTTATCTCCTCTAACTTCTCATAGAATATCTCTTCTATTCTTGCCTCAATCAATGCTTTTGCATTAATATAATCATCATTAATTATACTTGAGGCAATCGACATTATGGACGCATGTTAAACGGTGCGTAGTTGAACGCAGCAGGATCGTTGAACTGACCGCGCTGATAATGTGCATTGTCTTTACGAAGTTCCATAACAACAGTGTAACTAGCATTAGCAACTTGACCACGAGTAACTAGTGCAATGTCTCCGTTCATGTTAGCACCAACTGTTGGATTCTTAATTGTGATCCAGTTGCCGTTACCATCATATTCACCGTTACCCTGCAGTAAAAAGATCGGAACGCCATTAGCTACTGTTGTAGCAGTGTTTGCCCAATATAACTGAACATCTCCAGTTCCAGTATCTGTGTCATACCAAAGGCGATGAATAGTCAATCCGTAATACGGTAAAGGAGTGTTTGCGGAACCACCCTGATTATTTGCAACTAGATATCCATTAGTTGCAATTGCACCAGACAGAGAATTTGCTGCAATCCTAGCAATGTTACTTTCTTGACCAGTACCATCAAACTCGCCAGTTAATTTGATGATTGCGTGTTGCGTATCATCTTTCAGAACTTGATATGAATATCTATTTGCCATTTGTTTATTCCGATTCTTTAGGTTCTAATAAAGACGCAGCAATTTCAATCTTGCGTTGTTGAATTGCTGCAAAAATCTTATCATTAATTTCATTGTATAATGCATCACGAGCGCTGACTGGATTGTCATCGAGTGTGTGATTGATCATGTCTTTAATATTATTTTCCATATTATTCTTCTACTTGTTCTTGTTTTTGTTCTTTAGGAGCGAGTTCTTTTTCGATAGCACCAATCAATTGAAACACTTCAGCATATGGTTTAGTGCCGATGTATTGAATGATAGCGTTAAAAAGTTGTGATGTGATAGTTACGTTTTCCATTTTAGTTTCTCCATAATGATGAGTGTGGAATGCAAATTGAGTGCATCGTGATTATTTAGTCTCCAGTTGGACGATACGGTCAGTGAGTGATTGGATGAGGGCTTGTTGTTCTTGGATTGCTTTTACAAGCGTTGGGATAAGATCTGCATTGACTGCTTTGTACGGTTCTTCACCTTCTGGAGCGGGGTCAAGCCACTCGCGAATCATGTCAGGAAATACCTGCTCAAACTCTTGTGCAATAAATCCACGGGTATTTTTAATGTTAGCGCCTCTCCCAGCTTTCCAGTCAAACTTGCGCGGCTTTAAAGCCATGACTGCATTAAGTCCATCATCCAAATCACGGATGTTTTCTTTCAAACGCCGGTCAGAAATTGCGGTAATGCTAGTTGAGGTTGAATAAATAGCGCCGCCGCCATTGACATAAAAAACAGCCGAAGTGTTTGAATTTATACCTAAAAACAGTTGTGCAGAGGTGCTTGTCCCTGCCATTGATGCTCTAACAACCGCATTTGTAAAAGAAGAATTGCTCGCGTAAACGTAAGAAACGGGTTGAGCCGTTCCTGTATAAGTAACATTAAAAGTGCCCGTTTGAGTTGTCGTCCCCACCAGCAGGTTCCCACTCGCATCCAGCGTCATCGCCTGTGTGAATGTGATTGCATTACCTGCTGTGCCGGAGGGGGCGTTGTACCATGCGTGGAAACCAGTACCAGCTTGATACCTGTTTGCATAATTTGTTGTTGCGTATACCCAATTACTTCCGTTGTAATATGCATTTGTATTTAAATACAAATTTGCTGTATCTCCAGCTAGAGATGCTCCGCTATTTACTTGGAGCGCTTTAACACCACTCCAAGCACTCGGCGTAATCCCCAGACCAAGGTTGCCGGAGGCGTCGAGGATCATCCGCGTTAAGCTAGCCACCTCGTCATACCAAAACAGACTGTTCGTACCTGCCGCTGATGGGTCTAAACCAAATGACCACTTTCCTGTTCCGTTTGAAGTCCAAGTAATTTGGCTCTTGAAAGAAGTGCCAGATGTGTTGTTAAGGAAAAACGTTGGTCCACCAACAGGTGAATTTGATAACCGCACTCCAGTCCCAACGACATCTAATCTGTACCCCGGCGAACTCGTCCCAATACCCAGCCCCGTGCTGGTCAGCGTCATTTGTGTTGAACCATTAGCGTAAAACGCCAATGCATTCAAACTGTGGTTGTAACTCAATGCACCATTGCCACCAGTATCTGCTGTGCTGAAATATAACTCTGAAAATGAAGCGTCTTTGATACGCATCACTTGCGACTGAAACTTTCCAGTTCCTACTAAACTCGCTCCATCAAACGTCAGCGCAGAACCAGTAGCCAACGCACTAGAACTAGATGCGTATACCACCCCGTTTGCGGTGAAGGAGGTTAATCCAGTACCGCCTTGATCTGTTGGAACTGTACCAGATGATGTGAGTTTTTTGTTTGCGTCAGTGAATACTGGTTTATTCGCAGTTAATGCAGTGATGATAGAGTTGCCAACGTTAGCAACTCCAACTGTATTAAAATTTGCAGCAGTAGTATTGCCAGTTACACTAAGTGTTGTTGCAACTGTTGCAGATCCGTTTGCTGTAAAATTGCCAACTTTAAGTGCTGCATCAACATAAGAAGAATCTGATGTTAGAATTTTTGTAGCTACATTAAGTTCTGGTGTGTAACCATCAAATAACTTCCACACTCCATCATTAGAATCTCTGAATATACCAGCGTGTTTATATGATCCGTCATTGTAATTACCAGTCACACCAATATCAACGTTTGTGACAGGTGAAGAATCATTTAGATAAATTAATGCATCAGTAACAGATAAATTTCTAACATTAAGTGTAGTTGTGTAACCAGTGACAAGAAGATTACCTTGTAGAATCGTGTTGCCACTCACTAGTAGATTTTTGCCAATACTTGTATTTCCTGATACTGTAAGATCGATGTTACCCGTGACACCAGATGTTACAAATACTTGACCACTGACGTTGATATTTCCTGTCGTACTGATGTTGTTGAACACAACATTCGATTCTTTTAACACATCTTGATTTAGTGCATATCTAAAATGAAACTTCTTGTCTCTGGTGTCATACGTTAGAGTTTCATTATTTGCAAGAATCGATGCTCTTGTGTCTCGACTCATTTTCTTTGTTTCAACATCATCCATATTGAGAAGACGAACTTCTCCTGAACCACTATCTCCTAATGTATAATATGGATTTGGTTTAGATGTTGTCTTTGAAACTTCTTCAATGATCTTCTGTTTATATTCTCGTAGATCTTCTGATAGAGACTTCTGTAAAGTTTCAAACTTAGATTCAAGAATAGTCTTTTGTTTCTTTGGTTCTTCTATTTCTATAACTGGTTTTTCTTCTGTTCCTACTGATTTTGAAGTTGGTGTAGTGTACAGTAACTCAGCAGCAATTTTAACAACATCTTCTGCAACAACAGGCTTATCTTCAGAAGGAATAAATTTGTCAAATGTTTTCGATGTCGCTTTAGATGCACTTTCTTTGATGAAGTTTTTCAATGATTCGCCAGAATCATCACCAAAGAATTTGAGTTTGTATTCCGTTTTCATCCTAGTAGTTTTTCCTATTTTCTGATAACTCTACTATTTTCTTTAATGTCGAGTATTTAGGAATATACTCATTGTTCAAACTCAAATCGCCACTCGATTCAGATGCTTTTGCAGATTCAGATGGTCCAGAAGGTGGTGCTGCGTCTGCACTTTGTGGTGCAGGTCCTGATGCAGTACCGCCAGTGCCTTGTGATAAATCAGTTTGCGCCTGTTGTGCAATTTGCATCGGATCTAGAATCAGTCCTGCTTCCTTCTCTTTGTCGATCTCCTTTTGCATAACTTTAATTTCATCATCAGTTAGACGGAGAACATTACGTTGAATCCAACCCATCGAGTAGTAACGACCAACATAAGGATCAACAGAACCAAGTAACGATAAACGTTCACGAACTAATTC